TACGTTCTTCTATGGTTTTTGTTTCGTCATCTCGTAACTGTCTTTGTTGTTCAGCTTGTCTATCATACTTCTCAATAAGACCTTGATTTATAACCGCAGCTACTTCTGCTTGTTTGTTTAATTCTACTGTACCTTTTGCAGCATCTATTGTTGATTTAGTATAATCTACTATGCTATTTACTGCACCTTTTACTGATTGTGTTATTTTTTCGTAACCACCATCTTCTCCTGTAACAATATCAAATAATTCTTTAGATGCTTCTTTAGCAGTAAGTGCTGCACCTGCAAAATCTCCTGAAAAGAATTTTAAAGCAGCTTTACCAAATAATCCTAATGCTTCTAAACCTTGTTTTAATCTGTCTATAAATCCTTGTCTAATCGCAGTACCAAAATCTCTTATGGTTTGTATTGCTTCGCTAAATATACAAAAAAAAAATTCTATAACAGTTCCTACATTTGCATCAAGAAACTTAAAAAAATCATTGAATGCTAAACTTAATACTTCAAAGGTTGTATTGAACGCATCTGCTACTTTTTGATTCTGATTAAATACTTCTGCTAACTTTGCAAAAGCAGCAACCGCCAAACCAATACCTGCAGCTTTCAGTGCGTTACCAATTCCTTTTACACCTTTTGCTACACCTCCTGTTGTATCTTTAACATCTTCAAGGTTATCATCTATACGCTGTACACTTTTAGCTACACCATCTAAATCTTTTTGTGCTTTATCTACTTTAGCTTCAAGTTCTATTGTCTTTTTTACTGCCATTGTCTAAATTGTTTGTATGCCTCCTTAATTGATTCAGGATATTTGTTTTTACCCATAGCTATATCTATGTATTGTCCTTTCCATTTTTCGTCTCTTGCGAACTCTAATAAGTCTAATATATTTTGTATCATATATTTGTTTTTCTAATTCCAACATCTGTTACTGCAATAGTTTCATCTCCTGTATTATAATTACTATCTGCATTTGTTTTTATGTATGCTCTATAATAGTATTTAGTATTAGGTGTTAAACCTGTTGCTTTTAACCTTATACCTTTAGGCGCTGAATGTTGATTTAACTTTGTGCTTTGTACACTTATCTTATTCAATGATGAATCACTATTTAAAACTGAAAAATCAGATGGAACAAGTAGGTCAGCATTATCACTCCAAAATACTCCATATTCATCCCAATTAGAAACATTACCTATCTGACCTGTAACATCAACTGTTGCAGAAAATATTGTACTTGTGTCATTTGTTACTTCTGCAGACGATAAGGTAATTAAAGCAGGAAGTACAGGAATCGGAACAGAATGGTCTACTGTCTGTGGTTTATTACCTGTATCTACATCGTTAGGAATAATTTCTGTTGTTGATTTTATTTCTAATCCCTCTGTATCACAATCAGCATCTACTGTAACAATAAAATTATCAGCAAATATATCTGTTCTATCAACTGTGAAACAAACTGAATTAGGTACAAACTTATCAGGTACAACAACCGTATCTTCTATTAGTTCTCCTGCTTCAGATTTAATATTAATTAACTCTAATGAAGATTGCTTTGTTTCAAAGTTTGTTGTGATTTTATTTATCTTATATAATCCATCAAAGACCTGTATCTTGTCTGCAAGTGTATATTCAATTAACATAGACAAAGGCAAAAATGCTTTTATTGTTGTTAATCTTCTTTGTGGGTCAAATATCTCTGTAATGTAGTTTTTGTAATATTCAGCAAATAATGTTTTCTTAAATGGTGTACCTAAAAATTCATTAGGTTCTGCACTAAAGTTTAATGTTTTAGAATCTGTTAATCTTACTGAATTACTTGGAATGTAAACTTGTGATTGAGAATCTACACTACCATCACTATTTATAACACCTATTGTTTCTGTTTGTTTTATAGCATAAAATAAAAGAGGCTTCCCTAATGTTGCATCTTGCTTTATATCTGCACTCCATCCCCACAATAAATCTTCAAAAGTAGAATCAGCTACATCTTGCAACCTTTCGTATTTAAAATGTTCTAAAGGTATTTTAACAGTATATATTTCGCCTTCTATTTTGTCTACATCGGTAGCTGTGTAATATTCACTACCCCATTCTGCATTAAATAGTTCATTGTGGTTTTTTGCAAAAAAGTTAGACAGACCTTCGTAACTAAAATCTACTTGTTTATATGGTAATACATTATCTACCATTGATTCTGTTTTATCAAGGTATTCTGTTATATTCCATATCTTACTACTTGAACTATAAAAGCTATCTAATGTTTTTACTTCTATAACACCGCTATCATTTTGAAACGATGTTAGATTAAACATCTTGAACAAAGAAGTAAGAAAGTCAATAATTTTTATATCAGGTAGTTTTTTGCTTGTATTGATTTGTACATTTGATAACACCTCTGAACTACCACTAAAATGTACATCTCTATAACCACCTCCTAAATTCTTTTTACGTTTTACGTAGAAATCAATATCGTAAGTAGATGGTGTCTCTGATTCTATTGTAAAAGTATATTTACCTGCATCTATGTTTAGGTCTCTAATTTCATACCTCAACGATGTGGTGTCTCTACTTATATTAGCGTATTGCTCAAATACAGTTCCGTTTCTATATATAGTAAATGTAAAGTCATCTGCAACACTTGGATAGATTGTAACATCTAATATTCTTTGTGCTTTTGCTTCTTTACCTCTTTGGTCTGCTTGTGGAGTTAAGAAGTAATTGTCGTACAAGTCTAATACTGCACCATTAACATCATTAACCTCAAAAGAGTTTACAGGTGTTTCTGTTTCATCGTCTACAAATAAACCTCCTGTTTTGTTGTGCATCCACAAATACAAATTATAGAAAGGTTCATTAGTGTCATTAAAAAAGTCTGTACTGAATGTAATATTAAAATCAGCTTCTATTGCTTTGATAATAGGATATACCCTTATTGCAGGTTTTAATTGCGAAAGCTGTAAACCGTGATTACCTGATTCTGCAGATTCATAAGCTATATTGTTTAAAGTGTCAGAGTTTTGACTTGCACTTGTAAATCCTGAATCATATATAAACCTTTTAGTATGTGATATTAAAGGGAATATAATTGCATCAGTGTATGTTATGTCGTCTACAGTAACATCTAAACCATTTGCTAAATAACTTTTAATATTTGCATCACTATAGGTAAAGTTAAAACTTGTCATTTGTGATAATGAATCAATTTTATCTTCTCCTAATAAATCTTTTAGGTTTACTCCATTACCGTAAAATGTAATTTTATATGTATGTGCTTTGTTGTTTTTTCTTGTTACACCTTCTAACTTTATTTTACCTTCTTTAAACAATTCATTATTTAAGAATAGTTTTGCTTCTATTTTTTTTCTTGCATCAAATCCTATAATATGATAATTATAAAAATGCTGAAATATCTTATTATTTGTTTTAGAAGCAGGAACTGAAAATGTTCTTGTAAAGTCAGTAAATACTTTCTCAATATCCCTTACATCTTGAATTGATTGTACAAGAGTTACTGATTCATCTTGGTATAAGTCTACCTGTTTGTTTTCTATATAAAGTTGTAGGCTTAACATTAACGTACATTGTTTATCTTGTTAAACGCAAAATCAAATTCTATTGTGTAGTTTGCTAAACGGTCATTTACACTTGTTTTTAATGTTAGTGATTTACTTTTAGGTAAAAGAGGTAGTGTATCAGTTCCGTATCTTATCCAAACATTCTCTGATAAAAACAATTCCTCAATAGCACTATTACTATCTTCATTTATAAATCCTGTATTTAGAGATATGCTTTTCTTTGCATTGGTATTGTATCTTTCTTCTTGTCCTGCATATTTGTTATACGTTGCAGTACTGTTTTGGATTGTGTTTCTTTTAAACTTTTCATCCATAACGTTAAAACTTTCTGTAGATTTCTTAAAAAACCACAAGTCTTGATATGCTCCGTATTTATTTACAAACGTAATCTTATACGGTGTGAATTTAGGTTCACATACATTTGTTACATTAATCGTTCTTAATAAAGTAGAATCGTCTGTATCGTAAACCTGTATAGTAGAACTATCAGCAGGTATGGTTACATATTGTATTTTTTGGTTAGAGTTGCCACTATCTGTTATTTGTGTATCTACTGAATCTATCGTAACCTTACCTACACCTTCTGCAAATATTGGTAACTTACCTGCTGTTGATTCAGGTAGGTAAATACTGTTAGAAGTCATTAATACATTTCTTGACAATTCAGGACTTGCACCATCTTCAAAGAAACCATATCCCTCTGTAGCTAAATATGTATTAGTAATAGGTGAACCATAAGTAAATACATTACTGTTTTCGTCTAATAGAGTTGCAATAGTTGTTACCCAAATAGTTTTAGATAAATAATCATTGTTAAAAGACAAATCTAAATAATCTCTTACAAGTTCTGCTATCTCAAATACTACGTTAGAGTCTGTGCCTATTGTAGAATTTTGTATTGTATATTTTAAATCACTACTCGTGTATGAGCCTGATGTACCTTCGTAAATATATACTTGTAGTTGTACTGTTTTTAATGCCATATTAAGCTATTTTAGTAAAGGTTGCTGCACTCCAATCAACAAACCATATCTCTGTTATAAGTCCTGATGGTTCTAATTTCATATAATGACTTGTTTGTAAAAAAGCAGGTGATATGTATGCACCACTTTCTTGTACTTTTGTAAGTCTCCAATAATATCCTCCTGTTGGGTTATAATATGAATAGTTATTAGATTCCCATAAATAAGGGTTACCTACACCTCTATCTATAAACGCATAGGTATTCACTAAACTTGTAATATTGGTAGATTGTAGTTTTAAGACAATAACAGCTTTTTGTGTTATTTTTTTCTTTGGGTCATATATACCTTGTGTTTCTAACGCACCCTCAATAGTACTAAAGTTTAAATCTATTTGTGCAACTGATGGGTCAACAGCTTGAAACTGTGCTTTAGTCATAAAATCAAAACCTTGACCACCTGTGTACCAAAATATATCTCCTGCTGTTGGTCGTAATGCAGGTTGTGTCATTGTAATATCACAACTAATATCAGAACCTCCACTATTAGAATAGCCTGATGCAGGAGGTGTTATACTATATGTTACTGTTCTTGATGTATCGGTTGTTACTGAATCAAAACTTATAGGTGTAAATCCACTTATCGTACCCACATTTGCAATACCTTTTACAATAGCGCCTGATGAATATATTGCTTGATTGGTCAAAGATGCTATAGCACAAGTAAATGTAGGAAGTGAAGCGGTTGGTTGGCTAAATGTCTTATCACAAATAACCGTATCTCCTGCGTTTGAATATCCTGATGGTACAGTAATATCAAAATACAACGTAACATCTCTATCGCTTCCTGTTGTGTTTGCAGAGTGTGATGTAATATGTGTACCTCCTGATGTTAAACTTTTAGCTGTGATAGTACCGTTTACTGTTGGGTCTGTTATTGTTCCATCTTGTGCTATACTACCTCCTGATATGTAGGCATCAGAACAAGTATAAGTAGCTTGTGCAGTTGTTGTAATAGATATTGTTTGTGTAGCATTACAAGTAGCTGAATCACCATCTGTTGCCTCTACATATAAATTTTTAGTTCCTGCTCTACTTGTTCCTATAATAGTTAATGTATCTCCATCTAAACTATGTGTAAAGAAATCAAGATAGTTGTTTGTAATGTTGTAAGATGCTATAGGGTCTGTACCCTGTGTAAAGTAAGAAGATAAATCTATTGTAGCAGTATCTCCATCAGTATCTATTGATTGACTTGGAATACTTCCGTTTAGTGTTACACCTCCTGTACAAACATCTGCAGGTTGTGTAGCTGTTGCAGTACAATCTATTGTAGTGTCTGCTGAATTACTAAAATTTGGTGGTATGCTTATAGAGAATGTAACTGTCCTACTTGTGTCTGTAGATACCGTTGCAAATCTTCCATCTGTAAAATCACCATCTGTTGAGGTATAAGATGCTATTGTACCATAGTCAGAATCAGGTAAAGTAACATTACCAAATTGGTCTACTGCAAAACCTTGTAAATTAACTGTTGCACAATCTAATGCAACTGAAGGTAAAGCAGGTTCACTTACCTTTACATAAAACGGACTTCTTACGTTTATCTTTGTACTCATCTTAATCTATCTTCTTTTAATGTATATGCCAAAAAATCTTCTACGTCTAAACCAAACTTTTCTATTAGTTCATCAGGTAGTTTTTTAAATGCCTGTTCAAATGGTTTAGTAAAGAATAAACTTGGTTTGATTCCTTTTCTGTATATGCTTCTTGATATTAAATAACCTATTGTATTGTAGTTTCCTTTTGTAAATCTTCCTTGTTCGTCTCTTAATCTTATATTTCTACTCTTTGCCCATTGCGCTAATGGTTTTATAGGAGGCATCTTTGACTTATAACTATAAGGTGTATTGTATTTCTTTTGTGTTCCACTTACTCCTTTGTCTTGATACAATCCATACTCTTCCATTTCAAACGATACACTAATAGAATTAGGCATCTCCTTTACATTACCCTTTAAACTATTATAAAGTTCTTTAGAAACGTTCTTATTGCCTTTAGAAAGCCTTGAACGTGCTTGTTGTATAACAAACGATTTAAAGGCTTCTAATGCCTCTTGTGTTTTTGTTAGTCGCATATTGTCATATCGTTTTGTACTACCACATCAAAGGTTGCTGCCCATCCTGCTAACTTGTTTTCAAATCTATCTACAAATGGTTCACAGCTTACGTCTCCCTGTATTTGATATAGGTCTGTATATAAATCACCTCTTTGTAGGATATTAATTACTCTTGTCTGTAAAGCTAATTGAGTATTTAGTACATCCTGTTCGTTGTCGTTTCCTACAAATATATCTTCTACCTCATCTTTGCTTATATCTACAATATCCATAGAAAGGATACTGATGTTAAACGTTAGTGTATTAGTTCCTACCGTAGTGTTGTTTACAATGATATGAGACAAAGGAAAGATAGTTTGTTTGTTAAGGTCTACATCATCTAATGAACCAAATGTAACTGTATTTACAAATGGCTCTGCTATAAGTGCATCTTTTAGTTTATCCGTTACGTTGTAAAACCCTTTCATCTTTTCTTAATCAGTTTCTTTTCTAATTCTATTTTATCTTTTTCAAATGCCAAATACATTAAGCACTTGTGTATGTTTAATTTGGTAACCTCATCAAACTTGGTAACATCTCCTTTAGAGATTCCATAGACTGATTGATACCAACCCCACTTGCTTCCAAACGTTCCTTCTGTTGAGTAGTCAGATTGTTCATTTCCTTCTGTAAATAGTTCAGGATAGTTTGTACTAACTCGTTGTTTAAATTCCAAAAAAAAACCATAGCAGAAAATACAACGTCTAAAGGCATATACTTTAGGTTTTCATTCATTCCGCTATATGGTTCTATATTGTACTTGTGTCCTTTCTTAAAATTAATTGGTCTGTATAGTACACTCATTGCTTTGTGCATACTTTGCCACTCTCCCAAGTTCTCATCAAGGTCTATGTACTCACCTAAAGTCATATCATCCAATACAGGTATAAATCCGTATTCTACGCTTCCTAATTTAAACGTAGGTATTAAACTGTGCTTTGCATCAAATACCTTGTTTAGGTGTACTGCAATCTCCTGTACTGATTTGTATTTAATCTCTGCTACATCCTTTAGGTCAAGATTACAAAATATCTCTACCATCTTTTGTAACAAGAATGTAGAACCCTGATTATCTTCTGTGTTCAGCTTCTCAAATCTTTGATACTGTGCTAATGTAATCTCGTTAAGTGAATCAGGTACGTTTATTTCTACTTTCATATAATTACAATAAATAAGTTACTAATATGTATAAAAAGGAAAAGGCAGCATAAAGCTACCTAATCCCAATCAAAAACAAATGAAAAAAAAACTAACTATTTAATATGAATCTTTTATATGCGTATTCGTATGCTGTTTTAATTGCTTTTATTAATTCTATACTATTTTGCTTGTAGGTTATCTTTTGACTTCCTACTCTTGTTCTACCTTTGTAATCAACGTAAAGTGTTACTTCAGGGTTTTTACCTTTACGTACAGGTTCTTGTACAACGTATATTTCTTCGTACCAACACGCTTCTTGAATCTTATAGTATTCCAAGTATTTTATCTGTTATTTCGTTTGCCCATAACATAAAGTATAAGAATCCATACATTGATGCTATTCCAAATACTCCAAAGAGAATAACGTACCCAATAAACTTTAAGGTGTTTTTTCTGTTCTCTTTTCTTGTTAGATTACTAATCATTATTTCTGTGAAATCTTCCATAATTATCGTATTAATTAAACTTTGTTTATACAAATATATAAACTTTTTTTAAACAAACAAATTAGTAGATAAAATATTCCCCTTTATTAGGATTCTCTAATTGGTCAGTTAATACGTAACGAGCAGCATCAATGCAGTCAGGATGTTCTCCTGTAGGTTTTTGTAGTGTGTTACCTTCTTTGTCTTTTGCCCATACGTAACCTTGAAGTTCTCTTTTTAAGTTCTTGCTTCTTGCAGTAACGTATATTTCGTTTTGGTTTATTAGGTTAATTCCATACACTACAGAATCTCTACCTTTAGTTACACCATAGATAGAATGACCATATCCTTGTAACTCTGCTATTGATTTAGGTTCTGCTGAATCGGCTACAATGTTTTCTTTTATATCCTGCTGTGATATAAACCTACTAATATCTCTGTTTAACATTCCTTTCTTATATAGAACCTCATCGTATATATAAGCATCATTCCATTTGTATAATGCAATCAAGGTAGTAGGGTCTACTGAATAACCAAAGTCCATTCCATAAGCCATTAATCGTGCATCTTCAGGTATTCTATCTATTTCTTTCCAATCAGGAATACATACACCTTCTAAACTTCCCTGTTCTCCTAATCCGTAAACCTTCCACCAATTTGCCCAATACGTTGAGGTCTTTGCTTTCTCTTTAGCTTTCTCTATTTCTCTTACTATAGATTCAGGTAGTGCATCGTTGTCTTTGTAAGTTAATGTGATGTAATCGGTATCAGGTTGCCCTATCAATTCTTTGTCTACCCAAAACAAATTAGATGGATTGTAGTCAAGCCATATTGTCCCACTTGTTCTTGTTGCTAATTGCGTATAAGCATCAAAAGGTACATTGTTACACTCGTTTATATATAAATCTGTTCTTCTTGCCCCTCTTAATTTATCAGGTTGGTCTGTTGAAAAGAACTCTATATAACTACCATTTGTAAAGGTGTATTTTAAGGTACTTTTATTGTACTGACTATCCTTATACCTATTAAGACCCTTTAAGATAGCTAAAAAGTCCTTTAAAGCACCTCTACGCAGGTGTGGAATAGATTCAGATACTACACTTATTTCTTTACCATCGTTTCTTATAGCGTAGTTAATCAGTAAACAAAGTATTGATACAGTCTTGGAAGCTGAAGTCCCACCTTTAACTATTCGTATCCTGCTTTGTAGTTCCTTTAGTCTGTGAAAGGCTATTGTTTTCTTTACCCTCATATAGGTTGGAGAATAGGGTTTTAGTTATCCCTAATCCTCCATAAACAACGGTAAGTCCTCGTTGATAGTAATATCTTTTGTTTCTTTTGGTTTACCGAGATAGTAGTTAAGATAGAGTTGTATCCATTTAAGTTCTCCTGATTCAACACCTTTCTTTAAGGCATCTAATGCAGCATCTTCTAAAGGAGATAATCTTTCTATAAGTTTTATCTCTTCGCTTTTAGGTTTTCTTCCTGCACCTTCCCTTGCTCCACCGTTAAACTTCCTTTTATCCATTTGAAAAAGATTGTTTATTCAATTATACAATAAGTTTTTTTACAAAGTGTTAATTAATAAAACCATACTTCTGATAGAACTTTTCTCTTTTAGTGTGTTTATCTGTTATATCTGCTAATGCTTTTCGTAGGTCGTTTATTATCTCATCCTGCTCTTTTACCTGTTCTTTAAGTTGTACATATTTAAGTACAATAGATTCGTCTAATTCTATGATATTATCTTTTTCATCTTCAAAGTTTCTTATTTTATTACGTAAAATACGCAGATTGTTTTTTATTCTATTGTCTTGTTCTATCCAATTATTTAAAGACCTTATACCGTGTAATACAGAAGCGTGGTCTCTATTAACTTGTTGTCCTATTTGTTCTAAACTTAACTTTGTAAATTCTCTGCATAGCTTATAAAATATTGCACGTGCTTCTACGTAGTTTCTTTTTCTTGTGTTTCTTTTTAGGTTTAATTCAAAGTAGTTATCTACCATTTCTTTAATCATCTCTTTGTTCATCTTCTAATCTATTTATTATATCTTTTATTGTCATATATCCTGATTCGTGTATTGCTTTTAGTATTCCTGCACACGCTTCATATTCCTCTGCAGATTCGTAAAGATTAATAGCTTCCTCTAAATCAGATATATCTTTTCCATTTGCTATATCTACTAAAGCAAGTAAGTAAAATTCTTCTATTATATCTTTATTCAAAACATTCTTAATTGTGCTTGATGTTCTTCTAATCGTTTCTTTGCTTCAATATAGTAATCTTTGTCTAACTCATATCCTTCTAAATCATATCCAAAATTATGACAAGCTATTGCTATTGTACCTGAACCTAAAAATGTATCTAATATTTTGTCTCCTTGTTCAGCATATCTTACCAATATCTCTTCATACAATTTTATTGGCTTTTGACAAGGATGAAATCTATCCCTATACTCTGCTGAAACTCTTATAATCTTTGGCACTCTATTAAATGATGTCCAACACAATTCGTGCATAGCATAGTTATTATCTCCTTTTTTTTTATCCCACACTAACCAATCTCTTACATTAGGCAGATAATTTGCATAATAGTTTGCACCAAATATAATTTGATTTTTACTTACTCTTCTTAATTCATCAAAATATTTTTTATCAGGTATATTGTTATTCCAATCTTTATCTTTAATTAATTGACCGATAGGGTTTGAACCTTGCATCCTGTCAGCTATACCAAAAGGAGGGTCAACAATAGCAAGGTCAAACTGATTATCAGTAAACCCTGCCATTGCCTCCATACAGTCTTGATTATATAGGTTTATCATTTAAAATGTTCTCTATATACACCAATTTGTTTTTTTATTTCAGGTCTTATGTGTTCAACAGATGTTAATATAGGACTATCTTGTTCTGCCCAAGTTTCAAGCTGTGTAAATATATATTCCATTTCTTTTTGATTGCCTTTTGTTATTTGATGCGCAATAGCACAAACTCGATTAATTGTAAATGATTGTATTTTAACTTTACCGTAATTCTTTCTCAAATCATAAAATTTGTCGTAAAGATATTCGCTAAATACTCTTCTTTTTATTTCAGAATTACCCTTTTTAAATGTAGCATTACAACCTGAATTAAAATATATATTTAAAACATTTCCAACAGTAAATAAACCATCTGAATTTGTATATTTATTAAAAACATAACTGTAATCTTTTCTTGTTTGTTTATAACTTTTCAAGTAATCTAATGCTGACCATTTTCTATTATTATTATTAATGGTCATTACATACTTTTGGTATTCATCTTTATTTGTTGTATCTACCCAATCTATAATATAAGATGGCAAAGTTTTTAATCCCAATTTTATTGCCATTCCAATTCTATGATGACCTTTTAA